GGAGCTATAGTTCTAAGCATTTCTATTACCTTAACATAAAGCATTAAAGCTATCTCATAATGCTCCCACCACTTACCATCAGTATCCTGATGCGTCCCTTTAGTTGTAGTATTATATACATTATCTATATGAAGCACATCATTACCAATACAAAACAAAACCCTATCAACATCAAACCCTTCAGATTTGTCTATCAGGCCTTGCACTCCATTAACAACTCTCATTACAGCAGTTTCACAGTCGTAAGGTTCTCCTGTTTCAGTTTCATTTGCATACTTGCCTATATGTATGTCTGCAGGATTTACAACTAAAAGATGATTTCCCTTCTCTCTTTCAATCGGATCGTATTCAGGAGAGTGGCCTTCTATAAAACTATTTACACTATCAAATATTTGTTGTTCGTCTAAACCGTAATCTTCTTTTGTTACAATAGAAAATCTATAATCGCCACTAGCTGATTGCCAATGCTTTACACTTACTACATCTTTCTTATCTATACCCCTATCTAATAAATGTAAATCTAATGATGAATTATTGTTGAGGTTGTCTAGTGTTTCTGCCCTACTCTGCTTTATTAAATCTTCTTCTTCAGGAGTAAGCCTTAGCCTTTTACCGTATTCTTTTGACATACACAAATATACAAAAAAAACAACATACATATAAAAAAAAGCAGGGCGTTATTAACACCCCGCTCTTAACTACTAACTATTCCAACCCCGAAAACACTTCAAAGAAGGATTGCAAAGTTACATTATTTTTTTGATATATCAGCAATTCCCTGTCCTAAAATTAAGACAAGAATAGCGTGATAGAGATTGGTAGCAGTTTCCTCATCTACCCCTAAATAAGTTACAATAGCAGGAACTGCCACAGCAGATACCGCATACCAAAACTTTTTACTTTTAATCATTGTTAAAATAAGCCAATTTTTCATTTTCTTTTATTTTTAATTATTAATATTAGAATCGGTAAGCAATACCAATCTTAAATTCTCCATCTCCTTCTTTTGATACCCCCCAAACATAATTTGGTTCAGCATAAAAGTTATTCCAAAACTTTACTGAGTATCCAACGCCAACCGATACACTATCTGTTGAAACACCTTCAGATGTTTGTGCAGACAGATATAAGTTCTCACTTATATTATACCTACCAAACAAACCCCAGTCATCACCATTTTGTTGTACCCCTAAAACAAAATCATCATTTAATTGGTATCCAACCCCTATATTATCGGTGAAATTTGAAAACCCCCAACTTTCATCATCTGCGGGTTTACTTATATCGCTTACCACCATATATTGTGCAGACGCACATAATGATGTTAAAGCAATTCCTACTATTAAAACTATTTTTTTCATTTTTTTATCTGTTTTTAATTATTAAATTAATACTCTCACTTAATTGATTTTCTAAAAGATAGTCCATCAAGTAGGTGTGTGCTATTTTGCTTGCTAAAATTTTATCAGGGGTCTGTGCCCTATGTGTCCCTGTTAATATACACCCCCTACTATCGGATGGATAATTACCTCTATGGAAAAGTATATAGCTTCTGTTCGGCACATCTTCCACTAATAAGTGAACATAATCTCTAGTCGCACTTTCTCTTGCTAATCTCACTCTACATTTATACTCTCCTTTCGGGATGCAAGATATACTTTTTTGATTGTCTTTCCAAGCTAACTCTAAAGTATGTGCAATAAACTCTCCATTACAATATAGCTTCCCCATTACAGACTTACTTGTAAAAGTATCTCTAATCAGAAGAAGGTTTGCTGTGCTTTTTTTTTCGGTCATACTTTTTTTTATTTTTATGAACCTTTGTAAAAGACAACTTAATACGCCTTTCATTTTCTTCCCTGCCCTCTATATTTCTTTTTATATCCACTTTGATTTCTTGAAGCATTTTTGCTATGCACCCCTTTTCTTTTCTGTCGTCTTTTTTCTCTAAATATAAACGCTGCTAGTTTAGCCATTACACCTATCTTATTCTCCTACGCCTCCCTTAGTAACAGCAACATATTCTATATCTATAGAGTCTGTTTCGCTTTCACTCGCCCCATTTATCTGCTGAAGATCTGCAAAAGTAACCGCTCCAGAGGCTGCTAATCTATCACTCTCTGGGCTCATCAACAGAAATGATTCTCCCGCTTCAACATTAAAATAGATATAATCACTACCATTATAAAGCTCTAATATTAAAGCGTTAGTATCATCTGTATTTGTAATCCTAAAATAAGTGTAGTCTGCTACAACCACCTGCCCTCTTGCATCTACTGTTGAGAGAGCAAGAATCGTTGTTACAGTCATACCTTCCTCCCCTTTAGCAGCAATAGTCATTATTCTTTGGTCAACCTTTCCGTTCCCTGTAAAGCTTTTTGATATGCTATTCCCATAACTTACACCATTTAAAGAAACACTCTCGCTTATAGTAACTGTTAGATCTGATTGTATTATTGTCCCCGCCATTTCTTATTTATTTTTTATTTTATAATATTTGTAAATTGTAAACGCTATCGCTATTGATAGAGAAACAAAAGTTAATATTTCATTCATNNTTGAAAGTGATATGCCNATTCCTGTAGAGTTAGCGATAACCACCTGTATTGTATCCTTCATCTGTCCTTTCATCTTTTAATTTTTAATAATTTACCGTGTGACCTATTAAATACACTTTAAGTCCCTTCCCTTCATTTCCACCACCACCAATAGTTGTTATATCTATTGTTATCTCTGCATCATCTGCCAAATCAGCATCTGATATTACTGCGGGAGTGGCTGCCGTAGTTGATGTTTTTTCTCCAATATCTATAGTTATCAAAGTAGATAAAACAGTTGAGCCTCCCTCTTGAATATCAACAGTAACAAGAGCATCTGCAACTGTAAACAAACTAGCCCTAACATCTGTTAACCTAAATCCATAAGGCAGACGCATGTAATCAGCGTCAGCAGTTACAGCACAAGTTGTGCTAATAGTTCCGTAAGACAAAACATAACATTTTTGAACCCTAGACCAAGATAAGTTCCCATCCGTACCATCTCCCCCCGATCCGTTTACCTTACCTAAAAAACTATTATTTAAAGAAGATTCAAACCCTAATGGATTATGTCTATTTCCATCTAATAAATTCTTATGTTCGTTTGCCGCCATATTTTATTTTTAACAAGTTGTACATCCTTGACATTTACAATAACTATAATAACTACCACATGAAGAACAGCTATCAGTATAAATACTATCATAGAAAATCATTCCATGATTTTTATAAGTATCACTTAAACTTGCAGGTTTATTATCTTCATAAGTAGGAAACAACCCTGCTTGGTCAGTACCGTTTAAATAATCCTCTAAATCTTTTGCAAAAATCTCAGCCTTTCTGTAAGTGTCTTGCTTGAAGGCATTGTAATCATTATCATCCACCACTCTAGAAAACTCATCTAAATTATGCACTACACCACTAGATGTTATGTTACTCATAATATCGTTTATCACCTCAAACCTTACATACCAAGCCAAACAATCCTCTAAATAATACACCATTAAATCGCTATTAGCCACAGTTAATGTTGAATTATTATGCTGTAACTTTAATTCCCCATAAAAGTCATCCCCCAGAATAGGACGTAAATGTGCTAATTCAGCCAATATAATGGTATTGTCAGAAACCAAGACAGGGTCAGTATTTTTGTTTGTAAAGGTTTTGTCAATTACTTCTCCCGCAGTTATTAAAGGTATATATTGTCTATAATTCGCCATATCTTAATATTGCTCTACTGTTATTTCTTTTTTTTCAGTTCCTTCATCAGAATCGTCCCCCTCTCTTTCTGTTACTATAATCTCTCTATCAGCAACAAACATATCCCCATCTTCAAGCATTGGCAAATCTTCATCTATTAACATTCTTTGCTCATTGATAGTAAGAATCTCTCTAATATCTACATCGTTAGCATAAGAAATTGGAGGTTCATAATGAATGGTTAAATCTTTAGGGTCATAGCCCATCTCTTTATATAATACCGTTCTTATACCATTTAACAATAATTCAGAAGTATCTCTAACTACTGTTGTCATTACCAAATCATAAGCAATCCTAATCTCACTTCCTGTATTATTCATCTTGCCTGAACTTACTATACCACTTAAAGATGGCTGCCATCTATTTGCTGTGATTATGTTTTGGTCAGTTATTTTTTGTAAATCCAACCAGCTACCCTCTTGGTCGTCTTTAATTATTTGCACATTTGCAGGAGAAGTATCTCCATTTTTCACTATGAATAATATCTTTCCATTATTTCCCTCCCCAACAAATTTCTTTTGAGCCTCATGAACCATTTTTTGAGCTTCTTCTTCTCCCATATCTCCATTAATTTCCACTATTGCAGAAGGCTGAAACCCATTCATAAACTTAGTATGATTCCATTTTCCTATCTCAAAATCCACACAAATATGTTCTAGTGCTGCAACATAATCGGGTAGTCCGTAAAAACTAAATGTTGGCTCGTAATCTTTAAAGTGAATTACAAATTTGTTATGAGATACTCTAGGGTAAATAGGAAGCCTGTGTATTTTTTCTTCTGTATTCCAATATCTACACCAATCAGAATTAACATAAACCTCTTTCTTGGATTTAGACATTCTAACGGTAGTAGCGTCTAAATGATAAATATTTACCCCTCCATCATATATAACGCACTCCATATACGCATTACCAAATGTATAGTAGTCATCTGCTAATTTTTTAAACACATCTCTTAATGATTCGTGATCTGCATTTACATCTTCAATAAATTTTTCTAGATTTTCGTTAGCACATACAAATTTTGCGCCACTTGTAAATACTGTTTTTTGTGCCAAAACACTTCTATGAGTAGAAGATTTACGCTTTAATTCTGCTAAGTATTGAGGAAATAAATTATCATCTCCAAATGGAATCCACTTAGTGTTAACAGTTGTTAAATTTTTAGGCTCAGAAATTGAAGGGGGAACACTTAAATTAAATACCCCAAACTCAAAAGTATTATTTTTCTTCGTTGTTTTTCTTATTTGACTTGCCTTTTTTCTTTGACTCTTTAATGGTGCTTTCTTCATTATTTGATTTATTGGTTTTGTCAATTTTTTCTACATAGTGAGAGCCATTATCTACCTCCTCATACACCCAAGCAATTTGTTCCTCTGAAGCGTTATTCCAATCAATCCGAACCCCCTTAAAGAAAGTAGCCGTATCCTTGTACTGTTTTTTTACTTTGTAATTTGCCATAACTAAATATATATTTAAGTGCGTCAAATCTACAACATTTATATTATTTTGACATCCGCACATATTAAAAAGATATTAGCGAGGGGTGTTTATAACCCCTCGCTATTATCTAAATCAATTTATGAAGTAGTTGCCGTTAAATCTCCAGCAACAATCGTAATTGCCCCTGTATATTCAAGAGGTAATTCAAATTGTCTTGCTGTTAATGTAATCGTCAATCCATTATCATCTGCATACGCAGCTCCCGTACCACCTTCTACAGTTGAAAAGTTAGCGTATGTTTGGTTNCTATCCCAAGGNGTTGTTCCCTGTGATTGATTTTGATAAACATACGACCATCCCACTACTAACACTGTACCATCGTTCATTTCAACCAGAGCGACAGGACAAGCAGAAGTTAATGCTGTGTCTGTCCATCCCGTTAAGCTCATTATCTCATTGAATCTTGCCCCAGTCATTTGAGGGAGATAGAAAG